ACACTTGTACTTCTTTGTGCAATTTGCATATCACCATTGATGACGATATTTCTAAAGTCAACTGGATTCGAGATTCCGGCGAAAGGTACTTGGCTAATGGGCATATTATATTCCTGTTATAGCTTTAATTTCAGCATCATTCAAACCTAAAGCTTTAAGTTTAGATATTGCTGATTGTTTGTTAGTTTCATACTCTTCTTTTTTTTGTTGTATAACTAATTTATTTTTTTCTATTTCAATAATATCTTTTTCTCTTTGAGCTATTTCTTCAATAGTTAAATCTATTAATGTTCCATTTGGATGTTGATTTGATATTATTAATTTTTTCATTTATCTAAGTCCATAAAGTTTAAATGTTCCATAAATATTATTAGAAGCAGCTATTCTAATAGCATTAAAAATTATTGCTGTTGTATAAACTCCACCCCAATAAAAAGCATCTCCATTACCAGAATCATCAATTTGAGCTGTCATACCTGTAAAAACAGCTTTTCTACTTACACTTGGTGTGTAAAATTCAATAAAACCACAAGCACCTTCAGTTGCACTATCATTAAAATTTGGAAGATTATTTGAAATTTGAACAAAACCTGTTGATGCTTCATCATTTTGTGTAATAACACTACCAGTATATTGCATACATAATCCAGTATGAAGATAACCTGTACTTTTAAAAGTAGAACCACCATCATCAGATATTCTTAAAAAAATAGTATTTCCTGCCCCGGCAGCACTGACATTAAAAAAAGATAATCTATAAATTGAAAAAGTTGAATTTATATTGCTTGTTATATCTATAGCTGCTGCTGTTCCTGCTGCTGTTGTTGTAGAAAGTAATACGTAATCACCCGCAGCAGATACAAAATTAGTTCTAGTCATTTTTCTTAATGCACTAGCACTATCATCATAAACTAAAACCAAATCACCACCCGCAATAGAAGTTTCTGCAGTTTGTCCAGTGATAACACTTGGAGATAACATAGTATTTGTAACAGAAGAAGCAGGAGGCACAACTGTTTGCACAGCTCTACCAATGAAGACTGCATACATTGTATCAGTTGCTAAAGTTGCTGATGTTAATGTTAAAGTAGTTCCAGTTGCTGAATATGCAAACGATGCACCTGGTCTTTGAGCAACACTATTTATATAGAGTGCAATATCATTCTCATTTGAAACTGAATAATCTAAAGTGTAAACTGTTGTTCCAGCTGTAACTGTGAAATTTTGTACGGCGAAACTTATGTAATCTAATGCAGGAGTGTTTCCAATATATGGCATATAGATTATCCTATGAGCTTATATCATCTACTGTCGAAACCCAAACGTCTAAAGATGCTGCAGTGTCAGATACTATTTTTAAAGCATCACCACTTTGCATTACAAATTTTGCACCACCATCTAAAACTTGAAGAGCGGATCCTGGGACGATTGGAGCACTTTTAACTAAATAAATATCGTTTGTTCCATCATTGATGTAAACGTCTACATTAACTGTTGTAGATAAAATATTTGAAATTGCAATACCAATAACAGTATCATAACTGTTTGCTGTAAATGAAGTTACAGGAGTTATCCCAACGTTGTTGTTTGTAAATCTTCTAAAATTTTGTGCCATTGTATTTCCTTATATTATAGTGCTATCGCCATTGCAATAGAAAAACCAGCAGTTGCCACACTGGTAAATCCTAAATTAGCTGAGCCATCTGTAGTTATAGCCTGTCCACTACTACCATCTGCTGTTGGTAAAGTAAATAAGCTTATTGTTTTTAATAAAGCATTAACATTAACTACGTTTGTTCCATCTGAATAAACAAGTATTGCGCCTTTATTAGTCGTTGAAAATGTAATACCTGTCCCTGAAACTGTTTTAAATTGAACAGTAAAAGCACCTGTAGTTCCATTATAAATGGTGTAAACTTTTTCAATACCATCTGGAATTGTTACAACTTGGTTTCCTGTAATAGTACCCGTTAATTTTATAACTGCATTTCTTGCATTAGAAAGAGTAGCATCGGTCATTGCAAGAGCTGTAGTTTGAGCTCCACCTGCAATCGATACTTCTTGATAACCTGCAACAGCTTGTTGTAGTAAATTTAAATTTGTATTTGTTTTAGTTCCCCAGGTACCGGCGTTTTCGCCTGTAACCATAAGCTCTAGTTTTAGATCTGTTGAAAATGATGATGCCATATTTAAATCCTTGTCTTTTTTAAATTATTTATGCAGCAGTGTCAATCTCTGTCCAATTTACAGAGGTGCCTGTATTTACACCTGAATAAGCTACTGTATCACCCGTATTGACTTCTGTCCATATACTAAATTTAACATTTCCAAGAGTAGCAGTTAATGCCTGACCTGTTATATTTACAGGGGCATCAATTTTAACACTTAGAGCACCTAAATTAATGTTTAATTCTTGAGCTACAGCATTAACAACTACACCAACTACTATATTTACACTACCTAGTGCACTTGTTAACTGTTGACCAACTAATGAAACATCTGGACTTGGATCTACACTACCTAGTGTTCCTGTTAATTGTTGACTTATTAAAGTTACATTAGCGTTTGCTAAAGTAGTTACTGAATTTAAAGCTGTTGTTAAACTTTGACCTGTTACTTGAACATCAGTAATAATTGTAACATTAACTGAATTTAAAGCTGTTGTTAAAGTTTGACTTGTTAAATCTACATTAGCATTAGCTAAAGGAGTAACTGAATTTAAAGAAGTTGTTAAACTTTGTCCTGTTATTAAAACGTTAACATCTGTTTTAACAGTTTCATCACCTAAAGCTGTTGTTAAATTTTGACCTGTTAATGAAACATTAGCTGTTCCTAAAACTGTAACTGAATTTAAAGCTGTTGTTAAAGTTTGACTTGTTAAATCTACATTAGCATTAGCTAATATATTTACATTATTTAAAGTTGTAATTAATGGACTTTCAAATACTGGAACAGAAACATTTCCATCTGCAGAAATACCAACATTATTTAAAACTGTTGTTAAATTTTCCCCTGTTAATAAAACAGTGATGTTTGATGTAGTTGCTACAGTAACTGAATTTAAAACTGTTGTTAAAGTTTGACCTGTGACTTCAATTGGAATGTTTTCATTCCAGGCGCCCTGTCCCCAGGTGCCTCTACCCCAACCGTCAACAATGTCAGACATGACTTAAACTCCTATTAAGAGATTCTGATAATAGCCGCTGTAGATGTGAAAGCTGGAAATTGAATTGTGAATGTTCCTGATGTAGCTGTTTTGTCAGATCCAAAATTTAAAACTGCAACTGCAGAATTTGAAAAAGAAGTATTATAAATTAATGCTCCTCTTGCAGTTATTGTTACACCAGTAAATGATAGATCAGCAAAATCTGTAAAAGCAACAGTTGATACAACTGATGTTCCAGAATTTACTAATGCTTTTCCGCCTGATGTATATGTTCCAGAGTTTGCTACTTGTCCACTTGTTGTAAATGAAGTTGTTGCAGCACCTAGTGTTGCAGTTGATACATAAAGAGCTAATTTAAATTTATCACCACCAGCACCCGCAGTTGAAAAATCTTGATCACCATCTAATAGTTGTTTTTTAAAACTATTTGGTAACGCTTGTGTAATAGGCATATTTTGTTTCTCCTTATTGTGGTTTTCGAGCTATACGAGGTTCTCCATCTAGAAACTCATCAGTTCGTCTTCTTCCCATTTGTTCTAATGAGAATCCTTCGATAGCTTGTTTATATCTATTTTCATAGTATTGCAACATATCTGTTGGACCCTTCAAAAATCCATAAGCTTCAACTAAGCAAGCATATAATAAGCCATTGGGAAATTGCTGACTTAAATATGTGTTAGCAGTTGTAGACGATAATCCAGTTGGTTTCAAGATATAATTTAATTGAATTGTATAAGCCTGATCTGGAATAGGTGCAAATTCTATAGTATTTTCATTCCAATTTGCATAGTATTTTGGAACTCCTGTTACACCCGTTGAATTATATTCATTTATAAAACTCATATCTCTAATATCTAAAAAAGATCTAGTCCCTGCATTTATAACTTCAGCAGATCTAATTACTAAAAGATTAGCTGGAGTATTTAAAAATCTTTGACTTACTACAAAAGTAGAGGTGTCATATTTTCTATTGTTATCAGAATCTACATCTCTTAATATTCTAAATTCTGCATTTTCAATAAATCCATTTATAATAGTTGAACTTAATACATTAGAATCCACTTCTGTATAATCTCTAATTTTTGTAACTAATTCTGTGTATGTCATATTAAGCCTGTAGTGTAACCGGACCTGCAGAACATTGTGCCCCGCCGCCAGATATATTTCCTGTTGTCGCCGTACTTGTACTTAAAAAATAAAAATAATTTAAAGTATCACTTACAATACCAGATGAATTAATTTTTCCAACTGTGATTGTAAATCCATTAGCATTTGAAATATCTGTAACATTATCAAATGATGGAACGTCATCAAAAGAATCTTCTCTAGAAGGTGTACCT